CTCCGGGAGGCCGAAGTCCAAGAGCCCGCGCAAGCTCGCCGCGACAAGCAACATTCGCGAGTTGATCTTCGACGACGAGGATGTGACCGGGCAGCGGTGGGCCGATGGGTGAGATTACAGGCGACCCCAATCAGTTCGTGATCCACCGGCTGCGCGCGAAGCCAATCGAGTACACGGTGAAGATCAGACATTTCGTCAGCGGCGGTCGATGGATGATCGGCGTGCAGGTCAACGATCTTGAAGACAGCGACCGCGCTCGCCTGTCCGTCGCGGATGACCTGCGCCGCGTAGCGGATATCGTGGAGGACGACGCGAAGTAATCCTTATGGCGAATTGGCCCTTGTGGGGCCAAAACGACTTGACAATTACTCTCGAACGCGGGTAGGTTTGCCGCCGGGTTGGTTTAAGGATCAAACCTTGCGGTCGCGAACGGTGGGTCACGATTTCCCACGGCTGGCCCGACGAATTCAACGGAGCGCACTGTGTCAAAGATGAAGCCCATGACTGCGCGGAACCGTGCGAGTGCCATTGTGATCGCGCTCCTCGGCGCGGTGTTGTTTCTCGCCTACGCGTGTTCGGCGAAGGCCGACTCGATGCTCGGCAAATTGTCCGACCCGCAATTCATGGGTGTCAAGCCCGGCGACGCACCGGAGCCCGAGCGGTGGGTCATTCAGGTGATGGGCTCTGTTGACGGCAGGTTCATCGGCGCTGGCGCGCAGTGGGGCCACGCCGAATACCCGTCGAGCAAAGCGTGTGCTGACGCGGTATTGGCGACTCCCGAGCTTAACGATAGCGCCGCGAACGCAGCGCAGGCGCTTAAGTTGCTCCACCCCGACAAAGATGTTGGGACCTTGATTGTCTGCGCGATGAAGGTGGACTAATGGCGACGCAATCTCCTCCCCCGAAGGTAGCGAAGACCACGACGGTTGCCAACCTCTCGACGACACAACGCTTCCCGGTCGAGCGTTCGAGCGCGGCGAAGCCGCCGCCGGTCACGCGGCCAGTCGTGCCACCGAAGCCGCAGGTCGCGATCCCGCAGGAAGCGAAGCAAGGTATCTCAAAAGCGCCGACGCCACTGCGCGCGTCGCTTGAGGCGTTGAGGCACCCTCGGCCCGGCGTGCCGGTAGCGCCGCGCGTGTTGCGCGTTCCCACTTACAACAATCCGGGCGATCCGCCGGAAGGTATCGGCTCCGGCGGCGTGCCGCCGGGCGGCGTGAAGGTGCGTTAACCGAACCGGAGCGCGACGCTTGACAGCCCCTTCGACTCCCCGTAGACCCGGCTACATGACGAAAGTCCCCTCAGTAGCGGAGCACGCGCGGCGCAGCGCGAGTTTCTGTGTGCGCGACCGCCTCGGCACCGGATGCTTCTGCGATCTAAAACGTGCGAAGACGTGCGGCAACTTTCAGCCGCCGCAAATCAGCATCTACGATTTGCTCGAAGGCTATGCGCACGTCATCAAGCGCAAGGTCCTTTTTAGCAATAAAACCTCGCGAGCGGTTCCAGAATGAAGAAGATCACGCTCACGCCCTACGGTACGCCCGACGATATCAAGCGCGGCGTCTATCGCGGGCGGAAGACCATCCTCGTCAACGGTGTTGTGCACGGCATGATCCTCATGCTCAGTGAGGGTCGGAACGGGTCAAGATATCTGATCAAACAAAACTCGCACGGTTCGGCGCTTGCCGAATTGTGGAGCGATGCTCGCGCGCACCAACACTGGCGTTACGCCGGAGCGAAAGGCGAGCGGCCCGGCCCACTGGCCCTGCGGCTCGAAAATGAAATTCGCAACCTTCTCGACCAAGGCAAGCTCGTCAGTCCGACAGTGTTGCGCCAGCGTGCACAGCACGCGGCGAAGATGCACATACGCAAGAAGGTGCGTGAGACCACGAGGCGACATAATAGGATGCGACGCAAAGCGCGCTCGCTCTTGCTCGTAGCCTTCCCGCCGGGCACCATCGGGTATGAAATGCGGGACGCGCTCGAACCCATCTTTATCGAGGCAATGGAATACGCGCGGAGTCACTACTAATGAAGAAAGAAAAATCGGTTGATCGCATGGCTGCGACCATGGCTCCCTCCATCACGTTGCTGTGCAAGCTCGGCAGCATCGCGGTTCACGCCGACGAAATGACGGAGCCCGGCGGCCACGAGTTCGATGTCGTAGCCATGCGACAGTTGCTCAACGATCCCGAAGTGAAGATGTGGATCATCGACATGGGCGCTCTGCTTCCTCGGAAACGGAGTGCTCGATGAGCACGCGCGACACAGCTTGGATGGCAGACTATCGGCCAATGCGAACGCCGTGGCGCGCGTTCGCCGATTGGTTCCTATGGATGGTCATGCGTTCGCACCGCTATTGTCGCATCGACACCGACAGCATGGGATGCCCGCGCGAAGAACATCCCGGTCGGATCGTTCGACTGTGGACCGCCTCATACGACTCGGCGTGGGACCAGAAGGGATATACCTACGCCATCATCCGCTACGATGACGGCGACGATGACCGACATCCGTATCTGACCGCCGACCGGGACAAGTGCATTTTCTTCGACGAGGAAATGCAGCGGTATCAGTACACACGATGATCGGCTATCAGATAAAGCTCGTCCCCAACACGGAGCCGAACGCTGACGGCACATGGGTCGATGTCATTGATCCGCCGCCGCGCGGCGAGCGAAGCTGGCTTATGACCGAACAATTCTACAAGCCGTTCATCCCGAGCGGCTACCACATGGTCGCGATCCAAACGGTAACCGGGCGTTAACCACCCCGAGCGACCGAGCTTGCACCCGGCTCCCGGCGGCGTATGTTCTCGCCGACAGAGGAGAGCGTGCTGTGAACGGCCTGAATGAAATCCGCGAAGCGAACCGGGGCACTCCGGCGAAGGCGAAAGCCGACCCGCGTGTGCAACGGGACCGCCTTGCGCAGTGCCTTCGCCGCGTGCTCGCCAATGAGACCGGGGCGGCGGACACCGCCCAAAAAGTCCTCACGGAGATATACGGAAAATGAAGACTGTCGTGCAGTGCGATCAGCATCGCCGCGACCATGACGCGGTTGTGTCGGCTCAGATCATGGCTGCTAAGGCGCAGCATCATCGCAACGCGCTCGAATGGGCGCGTCGCGCGAAGGCGAACCTCATCGACGGCGACCTGAAAATCGCCGCCGCGCAGTTCGTCAAGGCAGTCGAGGAAATGGAGGCGGCTCGGTGACGGGCAACGTCACAGCAACGTATCTCTACCGGCGGGAGATTGCGCAAGCAATCTCCCGCTATTCGTTGTCCATCAAGCAAATCTTTGAGGCGCACGGCTCGCCGATCCCGCCGAGTCCCGAGTGCGCGGGGGCCATGTGCAACGCGTGGGGGACCTGCCGCGTCGATTTCTTCAAGGCCGACTACAGGCTCGCCGCCCGGCGCGCCGCTGGCGTTGATTTCTGCACCCCCGATTTCCCTTCATCCTATGTTAACCCTTTCGAGTGATGCTTCGGCAGCGGGTCTCCGCTCGTGCTATATCAGGCGGAGGAGAACGACCAATGACCGCTAGATCAGTAGTTTGGATTGACGAGGCGAAGACCGCGCTCCCGATGTTCGCGGGGCATGTGTTGTACCCGTCGCATGACCAGTGCGTCGCCGCCGCTCACGCCGCTCTTGGCGAGACGATGCGGGAAGGACCCGATTTCATCACGACCGAACTTGCGCCGTGCACGAAGCCCGGACGCGAGCTTCCCGGCGGATGGATTTGGGAGAGCTTCGTCGCCGCCAAGGAACGCGTGAGGAGAGCAGGATGAAGCGCCCGTCATATCGTGAAGCTATCGCTTGGCTCGCCGCCAACGATGATACCGATTGGGTGGAGCACCACCCGGACACGGGACCCGGCACGATGGCCGTGACCGCTTCCCTCATCTGCGACTTGTTCGATGTCGCGGCAACTCGGCTGCGTGCCGACCTGACCCGCGAGCTTGAGCAGACCCGCGTGCGCGCGACCCGCGACGGTGCCTTTGGCAACCCGCCGTCGCCCGTTTATCGCGGCGAGTTTTATGCCGCCGGTCGGTGGGCGGTGGTTGAGAACCAACTCGGTCTCAAGGTCGCGTACATGACCGAAGACGCGGCTCGCGCCGGAGCGAGGCTCCGGCTCAAGGAATTCTTGGCAAGAGGACAGCAATGCGCAAACCCCGCCGCGTAACACAGGCTGACTACCACGCCGCCGGTCGCGGGCTTGCCCGTGATGTGAGTGAGGGCCTTGCGGCTATCGAGCGCCGCAAACTCGCACACGGCCGCGTGGCGGACGCTGACGGGCGCTTCCCGCCGGAAGCGCCGTATCCGGGCATGTCAATCCGGCAACAGCATTTCATTCGCGGCGTGAGCACCGCGACCGCCGAGGATTTCGGCGACGTGCGGATCATGGACTACGGCGCGGACTCAAAGACCCGCTATCGCGTCGCGTCCTTCTGCCCGGGCTACGAGACCAGCTATCCCGGCGATACACCGAAGATGAACCCGGAGCGCGACGATTGGTGCGCCACGCTTGAGGAGGCGAGCGATTTCTTCGACATCTACGTCGCCGACGCGAAGCTCCGAGGATGGACGGCCGTGTCGCCGACCGGCCGCACTCTCGATGCCGCTTAGATCGCGATGGAGTTGGCTGCGCCTCGGACTGTGGCGCATGGCGCTATTCAACGACCGCCGCTATTGGAGGACTACGTGGACCGCGATGCAGTGACGATGGAAGACCAGTTCATGATCCTCGGCATCATTGTCGGGGCTCTTGCGCTGTACGTGATGTACTCGCCACTCGGGATTTGACATGGCCGTCGATGTCGAGCAACTACATCGGCGGCGCGAGGAGCTTCGTGCGCAGGGTTACGTTGTTTGCTCGTCGCAACTCTACTTTCCGAGGGGCACCAAACTTGGATGGACCGGCGGCCTCGCCAGCTATTCGACGGCGGACCTTGAAGCAGAACTGAAACGTCGGCAGGCGAGAACGCCGATTGCGGCAGAGGAATTTGGAGCGGACCCGTTATGAAGACTAAGCATGAGGCCAACGTCGAAGCCGTCGCCGAGCAGATCGGCGGCAAGTTGGTGCCAAACAACGATACGTGGACTAACCGCTTTCAGATCAAATCGTCCTCGTCATCGCGGTTCTACATCATCGCGCAGCGGCGTTCCGACAAAGTGTGGGGTTGCTCGTGCCCAGGGTGGATCAACTACCGCAAGTGCAAGCATCTGACGGACGTGCTCAAGCGGCTCTCCGCCGTCGCCGCGTCGCCCGCATATGACTCGGATACGCTCACTATGTTGGCGAGTGCCCGGAAAGTCTACCTCGATTTGGGGACAGCCAAGAGCGTAGCCGCGCCGAAGACCAAGGCTCCCGAGTTGGATTTCGGATAAAGCCATGTCTCACTACATCGTCGCGACACGGCAAGATTGGATCGCAAAAATTCCCGAAATCCCCGAGCGTGGGATCATGAATTTTAAGCGTGACGGGCTTTCAAAGGCTGACGCACTCGCCGCAATGACGGCGATGGGCTACGACATGAACGAGTATCATATTCGGGAGCACGGGAGCGTTATGCTCATTGATCGGTTTAGGCGTGTCGAAGGCAAAATTCAGCGTCACAGGCTTTGGTAGGTATGGAATGAAGGTAAAAGCTCCCAAGAAATTCGTCAGCATCAACGGGCAGACGGTCCGCAAACGCGGCGACAACCCGATCAGGATCGCGCGGACCCCGAGCGACCAGAAGCCGGAGTACGCGAACGAGGTTGACATTCTCGACGTTTGGGGGAATGTAGCGGCTCGGCTGGTCTACGATCCGGGCAAGAAGATCATGCGGTGCGGCGCGCGGCTCGTACTCGAATGCCCGCACGGTTTGAGGAAGACACGATAATGGATGACCGAACCTACCGCCGTATATTTTTGTCGTGCCCGTGCGGCAAGACGTTCCGGTCGATGGCGGCCGAGGCGATGCACCGACACAATTTTCCCGCGCTCTGTCGGCCGGAGCCGCAGCGCGTCAAGACGGTGGCCGATCTTCGGTTCATGAAACCCCGGCGTGGAGGATCGAATGCCCCGCAAAACCGCTAAGGAACGTGAGTCGGTCGGCGCAGGCGAAGCCGCGTTGTACGGCAAAGGCTTTGTCAATGTGCCGAGCAAGTGGGACACGCGCGTGCAACACAGCGACGCCCCGACCTATGACATGGATGCAGCCGCCCGCGTAGCTTACGAGGCGTTCATCCGGCAGCTTGGCCTTAAGGTCGGCGAAAAAGTTTCGGACGCGAGCGGTGTCCACCGCATCCCGGCATGGAGCGACCACAAGACCTTCGTCAAGGCGCGATGGCGCACGGTAGCACAAGCGGTGATTGACGCCGCGACCGGCGTGCAGCGCAAACAACTCGACTTGACTTCCGCCCCGAATGTGAAAGGATCGGCCGATGATGTTGCCGAGTATCTGCACAATCGGCGGCAGGAAAGCGGGCGCTCCAATGAGCAAGACATTCAAGTTCGGGGACGGCAACGCAACAAACGGCCAGCACGGGCTACACCTCGACGCGCGCAGAGGACTGCGGCGTCCCGCCGTGTGGACGCGAAACGATCTTAATTATGCGATCCAAGCGTACTGCAAGAACCACACCGCACCGCAAGCGCAGGAAATTTTCTATCATGTCTGTCGCGTCACGCACCCGGACAACATCCCGAGCTACGCCTTCGGCGCAGTTATCGGAATGCTCGCTACGGAAATGAGCTACAGACCTGACGAGGCGCTCGTCGAACACCGGCCGCCTCTCCGACTCCCACCCGTCAAGAAGGACACCGCATGAGCGACGCTATCCGCCTCCCCGTCTCGGCTTTCCGGCGCGCCCCGCCCGACATCCAAAAGATCAAGCGCGGCGGCACCGGCAAGATCAGCAACAGTGGCACGGCCGCCGGGCGTTTCCACAATCCGATCCGGCAGCTTCGTAGCCCGAAGGACGGCAAGCAAATCCCGTGGCGTCCGCGTGGCTCGGTCATTTGGGACCCGACGCCGACGATCTTCATCAACCCGCACAAGCGCCGCCATCGCCATACCGTGCACGAACGGTTGATGGTGACTGCACCGCGTCCCGATCCGATCTACGCGCGCAGGCGGGCTCTCCATGCGCAGGGCTTGACCCGGCGTGAGGTTCGGGCGAGACTGGCGGTCGAACTAGCGGCCACCGAGGATTTCAGTGTCGGCCGGTATTTGTTCGGGGACCGCGCGTGAGCGAGCTTGAAAACCAGTTGCGCCGACTCGCCGCGAATGGCGAGTTGACCTACCTCTCGATCATCCCCGTCGTCGGTAAAGGCTATGACGGCGGCAACACGGTCTTCGCGGCGCAGGTATCTCCCGCGTCGCGTTTCGGGCACAGCGAGGGCCGCGATCCCGATCCGGTCGCGGCGATCTTGAAAGCCATCGCGGGACTGCCCAAGTCATTCGTGAAGGAACCGAAGCCCGAGCGACGCGTGACCGTCAGCGAGCGCATCATGACCGGGCAGAAAGTGCGACCGGGAGACGGCCCCGGAATTCTCGCCACCGAATTCGGTGGCAAGGACGCGACACAGGACATCGACCGATCAGATAAAGAGCCATGGGACGAGTAATAGAAAAAATTTGGGGCACGACGGAGCCGCTTGTCGTCACGCCGATGTTTGAAATGCACCGGCTGCGCATCAAGCCGAACCATCGGTGCTCGTTCCACGTTCACAGGTTCAAGCACAACGCGTTCTATGTGCTCGACGGCTCGCTTTATATCGACCACGCGGACTCGGACTTCGAGCCGCACGCGGAGCCGACATTGATTTGGGCCGATCAAGTGTTCGTGGTGCCGCCGGGACTGCACCACCAATTTCGCACCGGCATCGCGCCGTGTGTCGCGCTCGAAATGTATTTCACCGAGCCGTTGAGTGAGGATATCATTCGGCGCAACGTAGGAGGGTCTGTGTGATGGGATTTTTCAGGGACTTTCGCCGCGCATGGAGCGAGGACACGTCGCTGTCAAACGCGCGTGCCAAGAACCGCATCGCCGATTTCCGCAAGGAAGGGCGCAAGCGCCCGCGCTCGTTGATGGAGGGCATGGGGACGCCCTACGGCCGCTTCGACCTGTGCTATGGGGAGGATGACGACGATGAGTAGATGGACCTGCATCCTAGGCTCGGAATGCCACTGCGTTCGCGAGCACGGCGAGGTTGATCAGTTCTGTGTCAACTCTCGGCGCATGGAGAAACGCAGAGGAGACAACGATGAGGAAGCGGCTCAAGAAGAAAAAGCGGTCATGCCCGCTTTGCAAACCGCATAAGATGCGGGGCGAGAACCGTTGGAGCGCCAAAGAGCGCGACCAACTCGCACGCGACGAACGCCAGATGAGGGAAGCGCGCCCGTGATAACGCACTATTTGATTACGGACGCCACTGCGGCGGAGCTTGAAACGCGCACCGGATTGCGGGGCCACGATACGCCGCTCGGCGTTCTCGTGGAGAAGCCCAAACCTTTCCGACTTGATGTCGAGCTTGAAAAACTAGACCGCGCTCTGCATCCGCGCCTATGTACTTGTGGTCGGTTTGCGATTATTCACCAACCAAACTGTCCCGCGTGGCTGGCGATCACCTAAATGGCCGCCCCCACGGAACGCCAACGCTACCTCATGCAGTTCGCTGGTCCGCAGACGCATATCAAAGCGGACAAGCCGCATTCATTCTGGATGTTGTCGGCTTGCGGTACGAGCAATCTTATTCGGGCATACGAGTACATGCGGGACGCCGCCGACCGAATTCCGAGTCGCCGCGAGCTAGACGCGATGATTGCCGCAGGATGGATCGAGCTAAGACGCGACGACGATCATTGGACCGAGGACACGAGGACTGGTAAGCGCGCATATGGGCACCGTATTTGGCTCACCGAAGCCGGAAAAATTGCTCGCGACGGACTTTCAGTTTAACTACGATCAAATTTTATTTCTTCAATCCGTGCCGTCGAAAATCTCGGCTAAGTCATTGACGAACACAATTGAGCAACAAGTCGCGTTCGACATCAATCTTGAAACATGCTATATTAGTTTCACGATCAAACAAAGATCGTTCGGCGGGTGACGCCGAGTTGTTTGATAAGTGGAGAGCATGATGACAACATACCGTGACATCAACGCGGTGTGGCCCACCCCCTATCCGGTGCCCACATCGCGTGAGGCGATCATCGGAGCGAAGCGGCTCATCCGCCGAGCACACCGACTCGCCATTGACGACGGCGCAGTTCCGAAATTCGCGAAGCTGCGACGGCGCAAGTTCAAGATCACGTCGGGGAATAGATACACTGAAATCCGATCCGGCGTGTGGTACGTGAACCCGAACCAAAACGGACATTGGGGCTGGCACCAAATCGTGCATGGCATATCCCATTGGGCGCAGCGGCACTACTGGCCGCAAGCGGACGGGCACGGCGCGCTGCACGCGTGGCTTGAGAAAGAACTTGCGGAATATGCGATCAACAACTTCCTCGCCGGGCAACTCGGAAAAGCCACGCCCCCAAAGGTAGTCGATAAGATCGCAGTGCGTGCGGCGGCAGTTGCCGGGCGCATCAAGGCATGGGAAGCAAAACGTCGGCGAGCGGACACAGCACTCCGCAAGCTGCGCAGACAGGAGCGGTACTATGAAAGACGAGTTGGACATCCCGGACTTCTTGGACCTTCGTATCCCGGAGAACCTTGAACGATGGAAGCAGGCGCGCAAGGACTGGCGACCGTCCGGTCGCGCCGCGCGGGAAGCCGCGCCGAAGGTGGAGCGCGACTTCGAGGGCAACGCACTACCGCGTAACATGGATGACTCGACGCGAGCCTTCCTCGCGTCGATTGAGAAGGCGCAACGCGACAAGGCCAAGGAAGCCGACGCCAAGAAAGACGAACGCTTCCGCGTGCTCGCCGTGCAGCGGGCGGAGAAGGCCGCGATCAAGAAGGCCGCAAAGGAAGCATCCAAGGCATCCCGAGCGGCGTTTACCAAAGGCTAACCACGACCGCCGATGCGGGTTGACCCGCTCGGCGGCCGTGCTATGTATGCCCGGTCGAGAGCTTGTAGGGCTCCTGACTTTAGGCCGATGTAGCTCAACTGGCGTGGGCGCTTGCGGGGGTAATTGCCCGGGGGCGTTCCAGAGCGTCCCGACAAGAACCGAGTTGACAAAAGCGCGTGGCATGTCACGCCAGTCGAAAGTAGTAAGGTCGGATCAAGATACGGGTTCGAGTCCCGTCATTGGCAGCCTACAAGGTAGCGGCGCAAATGCCGAGCAACTAACACGAGGCGTCTGTGCACGCCTACTCGACAACGACAGCTTCTCGTGGGGGGCTTTGCAAGCCACTCGCCGATCCGCAAGATGCAGCATAGCGGTCGGAGAAGATGGGAGTACGGGGAACGCGCGTTCCTTCGTCGCGAGCGCAAGCTCTAAGGCTCCCCGCACGAAAAGCTGTTGATCGAAAGCCGGGCGGCGCAAGACACCGGCACGTCAGTCGCGCTAACAAGCGAATATCGGCAAAGCGCCGACGCGGGAAAACGTGCCGGGGCGTAGCGTGGCAGGCGCAAGCCGAACGACCACTGTTGCGCCCGGTTTCAAAATGGAGAGTGTCGTGCCTGATTGGTTGGCGTATCAAGGAACGATCTACGTCTCGCCGTTCGGTGAGACGATCCTGCGCTATACGAGCGGCACCCGCCGCTTGGGCTACGAGCGTATGCGGCAGCTTTTCTTCTCCCCGTTCGAGTCCGGTTGCGTCAATGAAGGCGGCTGGCGACGCGTGCGGAGGTTCCTTCATGGCGCGGCCTGACATGAGCCTGCGCGTTGAGGCGGATCAGTGGGCTGCGCTCTGCTATGACGGCTTAATCATCTGTTAACGACGTTCGGAGTTCGGGCTTGGCCCCGGCGGAAAAGGGTATAGGACTGCGCCATGGTAGACACCGAGATTTCACACGAGGACCTTGCGACGGCGGCGCGCGTGATGCGGCTCATGAACGAGCGCGTCATTGCCCGGATGCAATCCGAGCAAGGTGCGGAGTGGGGCGTCGAGCCGCGCGGTACGCTCGACCCGGATCGGCGCGCCGCGCCGTGTGATCGGCGCGCCGAAGATCGTGTTACACCGGATCGGAGAGCCGCGTGAGCAGCCCCTACATTGACGCCGACGAGGCCAGGGTCTACGAGCCGTACCACGGACAGGCCGGGTGGAAGCCGCCTTACGAACACGCGCAATGGCAGCGGTGGCGCGATCAAAACCCCGAGCGGGCCAGCAAAGGCTACGGGCCAACCGAGCGGCAGTGGAAAGCCGCCAAGTACCCGCGCATCAATTGGGGTATGGTGATCGCGGTCGGTTTCTTGATCGTGGTCTTCACCGCGCCGCTGTGGAGCAGATAATGGTCACCAAAACAATCGACCGCGCGTACATCCTCACTGTCGATGAGGTGAAGCAGGCGTTGTGGGACTTCCTGAAAATGAAGCTCGATCAGCCGGTGCCGGATAAGCCGGAGCAAATCGAATTCACATGGAATGTCCCCGGCGAAGCCTTCGTCAAATTTTCCGAGTCCCAAGTTCTCAGGACGGGCAAATGAAATTCCCGTCGCGCCGTCATCGCTCGCCTCGGGTTAGCACACGCAAATGCGTGCGTATCGTCGGACAGGGCGTCCCTCACAATTTCTCGAACGCTGACGCACATCGCATCGTCGTGATTGACAGCGACGGTGAGTATTGCTCGCGGTCGTTCTTCAAAGACTGGCGCAAGAGCTACCCGGAACATCCGGCGCGTTGCCGGATCAATTCGCAAGGAAGGATCGTCGCCGATGAGTGACCCGTTGACTCCCAAATGGTTTTGGTGGACGCATTGGGGTCTCGCCATCGGCTCCTCTCAACGCTACAAGCCGTCATGGTGGGAACGTCGCGCCTACATCGAGGGCTTGACCGATGCCGCACGCATTGTCGAGTCGCGCCGGTTCGCCGCCCACTACGGCAACGTGCCGCAGGATGACAACGAGCTTCGCGCTCGCCGCAGCATGGGCCGCGAGTCGATCATCGAAATCCACAAGTACGTCACGAACTTTTTGGGGCTCCCCAATGACGGAAAGCAATTCGGACTCGACGACGACGACAGTGCTGTCACGCAAGGAACGGAAACTTTACGTCCTCGCGCTCAAGGGAATGAGTGACGACCAGTTGTTCGAGGTTTGGTCGCACGAATATAATGCTCGACACCCGGTCCACGTCGGGCTTATCATAGCTGAAATGGACTCCCGCTACGGCAACGAGGTTATAGCACTATGAGCGTTCCTGAATTTACTCCCCGCGCACGGATGGCGACCCGCGTGTTTGTGCTCGGCGTCATCGGTGCCGCCGCCTTCTGCGTAACGATGGCGATCCATGCAGCGCACGCCGAGGGCTACATCGTGTCGTGCGATATGTCGGTCGGCGTGACGTGCTTCGCCGGACCAATGCACGATCCTTATGTCCGGCAGGTCCCGCAGCCGACATCGGAAGACGAGAAAGCCGCCGCGCGAGCCCGCGACGAACAATGGGTCAAGGACTGCGCGCCGACTCTTGTCCGTGACCGCTACGGCGTATCGCGATATCACTACAACGATCCGGGTTGCGTGTTCGGAAGCCATCCGTGATGCGAAATAGTTTTTGGTTCAATGCAGCGAAGGTCTCGCTGTGGCTCAACAAGGCTGCGTGGCGCGCCTACTCTTTCAGTGAAAAGCTCCGCGTCGCGTGCCTCAACATTTGGCTACGCCCATGAGTCTAGCTTACGCGCCGCGCCTGACGAAGCCGATCACGATCAACTTCAATGATCGCATCCGGCTCAAGATGAACGATTTGGGATGGGAGCTTCATCGCAAATATCACGACGACCTATTCACGCGCGCTTGTCCCGATAAGACGAAACGCGATGCGATGTTCCCGTATCGCAAGCCCGAAGTCGGTGCAGATGGCTGCGTGGAATTTCATCTGTGGGATGTGGCGCAGATTTTCGGCGCGCACCTCTACAACGGCTGCACGCCGCCGTTCGAGTTGTCAGGCGTATTGGTGCCAGCATCATGAAACTCACTCTGCAAGACATGCTCGACACGCTCAAGGGTCAGGCTCGATCCGACGAGGCGATCTTTTGGTTCGCGCTGTTCTGGAACAGCGGCTCACAGAGCGATCTATATCGCATCCTGTGCGAGACCAAGTACGATCCGAGCTTGTACGCGCTGCGGCTCAAGCCCGGTTTCAAGATGGAGAAGCGCGAATTCCTCACTCCGGCGAACGACCCCGAGATTGTCTATTGCCACGCATTGCTGCGCGAGCAGTACGAGCGCGCGTATGGGCCGCTGCGCGAGTACGCGCTGCGCGCAATCCCATATCTGGATGTCGCCGAGAACGACGTGGTGATTTGCGGACCCGGCCGACAATTCCCGTGCATCGAAGCCGACTGGCCGTGCCGCGTCTTCAAGCATCATGGTGAGCTTGGCGTTCCGTGCGCGGAGGACCCGACGACGCGATCATTTCATCCGTTCAAGGCAGGACCGACCGGGCACATCATTGGATTTCGCCGGTAGCGACCGTAGAGCTATACGAAATAGCTTATCGTAATGACTCGGGATTATCAGTTTTAGCTTATATGCGCGACCCGAGAGAGCATTTCTCCGAACACTCGGATTGAGGGACGGCGCGTTTTGTGCGATGGTTCGGCCTCATTCAAACAGTGGAGGCGGACATGGGCAAGCGGAAGCGCAAGAACGAAGATGACGAGCCGGTCCCGGCAGTACCGGAGACCCCCGAGGACGACAGTGCGCCGGACCCTCTTGACGACGACGAGGACTAGCCGTGCGATCTTGACGGCTCGCGCATCTGCGACGTAAGTGGCGTTCCCGAGTCCCGCGAGGGCCGGGGTGCCCCGACAAGGAAGGATGCAAGTGGCACATCCATGAAGCCGGTGGAAGCCCGGCCCGGATTTTTCAGGAAGCCCCCGTGCCAAAGCCAGCCTACAAATAAAGCAAGGACGGCTCTTGGCAATACCCGATGATGAGGGTCGAGTCGTTCGCGTCGTGCTGCGACTGCGGACTTGTCCACAAATACATCATTCAGATCACTTCCGACGACTTCGCGGTGCGTGACGGTCGCACGAAGAAATGGCGTTACGGCCGTCGCGTGCGCATGAAGGTGTCGCGTGATTATCGTAAGACTGCGCAGGTCCGGCGCGGAATGGCGAAGCGCAAAGAACTTTTTACGACTCGTGACGGTTGGTACGTTCTGGCGCTCCCGATCCGAGCATCCCGCAAGCTAAGAAAATCCTGACGCATTCTCGGGTTGCCTGATTGGTTAATAGGGTCTAAAAGACGGCCATCCCCCCTCTCATGTTTGCATGGGAGACCATCATGGCCGTATTGACCACAAAGGCCCGCAAGCACTTGGCTCCGAGCACTTTCGGGCTCCCGGGCAAGAAGGCGTATCCGATGCCCGACAAGGGCCATGCGGCCGACGCCAAGGGCCGCGTCACGCAGGCGCTCGCCAAGGGCAACGTGACCCCGGCGGAGGCGGCCGAGGTTCGGCACAAGGCAGACAGCGTGCTCGGCGAGACCGACTCCACCTACCACAACAAGTAACGCTTGGTTAACCGAGCCCATGGGTTTCGGTTGGCTGCGGCGCACTCGTTGATATATCCTGCGCGTAGGAGCTACGTCGATGAAGGATGCAAAGGGCCATGGCAGCAATCCGCGCAACGGGGACACCCCCGTTGTGCGGCTCGATACTGTCGGAAGCCCGAACCGTAAGACCGGCTACAAGGGCAGCGCCAAGCAAGAGACGCTCGCCATGCAGCGGGTTTCGGACGAGGGCCGCAACCCGACATCCACGATCACGGATCGGATGGCGGCGATGACCCTCGGGCAAGGTCATCCGAAGTCGGGCGGCGTACCGTTCGGCTACGGCTTCGAGGCAGCGAAGATGAATTTAGATCGGGGCCGCAATGTTGCGCTCCCGCGCGGTGCAGAGAACCGGAGGAAGTCGTGAAGGACGCACAGGGCCACGGTAGCAACAGTCGCGGCGACGCATACTCGACGAGTCGTCCCGCAGGTTCGGGCTTGCCGTTTCACGTATCGCAGAATTTCGGCGCGGTCTCGCGTATGAGACCTGACCGCGACTTTAAGACAGACGCGGATCGCACGGTTTCCGATTTGCGTTCGCGCATGAGCAACACCGGGCCGGGCCACTCGGTTGGACTGTTGCAAGGGATCAAAAATCTTTTGGGAGGCTGATATGAAGGATGCAAAGGGCCACGGCTCAGACGCGAGAGGCGCGCACGCGCAAGGCGTCGAGCAAGTCGGTCAACAGCCTTTGGCCCCGCCGGAGAGCGCAGCGTCACGCGAGCTTCGTTTGTTCGCTGACAACGACGCCAATCTTCATCGCCAGTCAGAGACGCCGATCCGGCAGAACCTCGGTCAGAAGATGGACAAGGGCGTCTACGACCCCAACAAGGCGCAGACGCTTTGGAAATATCACGCCGACCGCGCGGCCGAGTCTTACGGCAAGCAGATGGGCGGCAACGGTAAGGCCATGTTCTCCCCGGACGTGCGTCGCGAAGCGGCGCAGCATTGGGAGAGCGAGACCCGTGGTTCGCTCAAGAGTGGCGAGTACGGCAATCCATACCCGGCGCATCAAACAAACCTGCGCGCCGCATGGGACAAGAAGCACGGGAGCTAAGTCATGAAGGACGCAAAGGGACACGGTAGCGACAAGCGCGGCGGCGACTACGCGCCGAGCGCGTCGAGCAAGACGCCCGTCTACAACCCGAAGGTTCAAGGCGGCAAGCGCATGTTTGGCCGCCAGCCGACCGCTTCGGAAGCGGCGGCGAATTCGGCGAACGTAAAGGCGTTCTCCGGTTTTGTTCGAGGCTTGCAGCCGATGACGGCGGAGCAACAGAAAGACCTGTTGGGTCGAACCACTCCGCTCGACAGTGGCGCGCATTCGAGTGGCGTACAGTCGGTCGGTCATCCCGAGCCCGCACCGAACTTTCGCCTGAATAGCTACACGCACGAAATCGTGTCGCCGTCCGGCGATGTCGCCGCGCGCATGAAGCTCGGCAAGAATAGCGGCCTCGCTGTCGATTATCCGGCGGGTGCCCGGGCTGCGGGGAAGGGATCGTATGGTCCTCAAATCTCGCGCAGCGGCGGCCCGTCAATCCACGACGCGGTGTCGATGCCGGACTATCGTGCGACGAAGGCGGGCAGCAACAGTTTTCCGGCAGAGCAGATCGGCGGCCCGCTCCACTACCTCACCGGCAATGATTTTGCCGGGCACACGGTCCGGCGAGTAAAGGGGTAAACTATGGCTAAGGACGCCAAGGGTCACGGCTCCGAAAAGCGTGGCGGGGCGAGCGCGGACGATCTTGTCAAGCTCGCTTATTCGACGGCTCACCATTTCGGACCCGACGCAAAGGGCGTGGGGCTGGCGCTTCAATCCGCCGCCGCACAATCAGCGAAGGAAATGGGTGTCACCCCGATCAGTAACGGTAAGGGTGGTGCCGCGCACCAAGCTGGCGTAAACATGGTCGGCGGCCAAAAGCAGATCACGATCTTTCACCAAGACGGCGAGTATGCCGTTCCGATCCCGGGCAACAAAGGTCATTCGTTTACTGACGACAAGGTAGATGCTGAAAACACGGCACGCACGATGCACGGTCAGAACATTGTAATCAAGCATCGCGCGAAGTCGTGGGGACCGGAAATGGATTGAGGTAAGTCATGGCAAAAGATGCAAAGGGTCACGGCTCCGACTCGCGCGGCGGCAGCTATCCCAACATCGACAAGAATTTGCGCGGGCCGGGCAAGCACTCCGGCTATAGCGCCGCAGGCGATGTTTGGCATATCCAGAAATCGAACGGCCCCAAGAGCGATTGGTACACGGGCGTCCGGCAAAGCAACGGCGACGTTATCAGCGGCAAGGGGCTTGGCGCAATCTCTCAGCGACTTCAAGCTGACTCCGACGCATGGACTAAGCAGGCTCTCAGTAGCCCGGCAGTCGGTGTCGCGGCTCAGCACGGCATTGATACGTCGCACCTTAGCGGACGACAGGATATGTGGGGTCGTACTGACGCCGATCTTGAAAAAGACTACGGTGGTCCGGTTCGACATTTTCAAAAGAGATAAATCATGAAGGACGCAAAGGGCCACGGCAGCGATGCCCATGGTTCGCATTCCGGCGGCGTGGACAAGATCGGTCAGCCGATCAAGTTGCACCCGAAGGTGCTCGACGCGATCCGCAATCAGCCAAACGGTTTCTCGGTGACGCTCGAAGGAAAGCAGCCGACATCCGGTTACATGGTTGCGAACCCGGGTCACTCCGAAATTCACAACCCGGATGACATCGCGAGCGAACGCGGACCCGGCATCATTCAGAACTACGTGATGGCGCACGCGGGCGCTCTCATGGAGCCCGGCGCTCACATCGGTGGGTGGACAGACCCCGACTCGAAGAAGACCTATCTCGATGTGTCGCATAACATCCCGGGACGCTTCGCTGCGATCCAAGCGGGCATCGACCGAAACCAAAAAGCGATCTATGACGTGAAGCGCGGCAAGGACATCAAGACAGGCGGCACAGGCGAATGACCAAATTCCGATCCCACGGCCCCGATGTGATGCCGACTCCGGCGAAGAAGCCGGAGCCGAAGCCCGGCGTATTGAACGAGCACCACATCCCGATCTACGATCACAAGGGCCGTATGCGCGGGCACGTCGGCCCGCTGGCGACGGCTTCGACCGTTGCACGTTTCACCGGCCAGCATGGCTCGAAGCTCGGCAAGAAGGAAGGCAAGACTGCGTGGCTCAGTCCGCCGCCCCCTCCGCCGCCGAAGCCGCAGATTGATCCGACCGCCGTCGCCGTCGCCAAGGCGACGCCAAAGCCGTCGAACGAAAGTCATAAGGTCGAGATTTCGGTCAAGCAGGCGATGGGGAGTGCCTCGAAGAAAAAGCCTGACAAGCCGGAGACGCGCGCTCGCCCGAAGCGGGGGTAAGCCATGAAGGATGCTAAGGGGCATGGCAGTGATGCTCACTCGACCGGCGTACAGCAAGTCGGTCGCACTCCGCTTACGCAAACAGACATCACCGAACGCCCGACCACTCCATTCATCGCAAAGATGCTCAAGGGAACGCTGCGAGGCGAGCGATACCCTAGTGAGATAAAACCAGACGAACATTTCTATCATGGGTCCGCGCAACAATTTGCTCCGGGTGCATTGATTGAGTCGGGTCACCCGGGGAACTTTGTTCGGTCGATGAGCCATGTCTACATGACCACGCAGCCCGAAAGGTCGGATCAATACAAGGGCGCTCGGGGTTATGGCAATCACGTCTATGAGGTAAAGCCAACCGGGCCATTCGGACATCGCCGCGACGCACGAGACGCGGAGTGGGCTTCGGAGTTTCCGTTGCGGGTGGTTCGTGAAGTCGAAAGCAAAAAGTCATGAAGGATGCGAAGGGCCACGGCTCCAACACACGCGGCGGCATTGATCCTCGCATCGCTGGCGCGATGAAGCGAGTGGCGGCTGCGCATCAAACGGGCGTACAGGCTGCGGCCGTCAAGAGTACCATGAAGGCTCTCGTAGATAGCGCGAAGGCGCGCGGGGTCAATCTCGATATCGAAGATTTGGGTACGCCGCTTCAATGGCACCTCGCCTATATCGAGCGGCAGGGTGGTGCGCCTGGAACTGGCGCGGCCGTTATCAAAGATATCCACGCCGCCGCCGACAAACTCGGCGCGACTGTGCAGGTCGAGCCCATGGGTAACAGTAAGGGGCTGCATACCTATTACAAAAATCTCGGCTATCGAGACAACGGCGAGCGTGGCGAAGAAGGCGAACCGCACATGGTCCGCAAGCCGCACTAACTCGGGTTGCTCTCTGTCCCGAATATGTATACAAACCCGGGACACAAATGGGAGGCCACCATGGCTGACAAGGTAGTGAAGGACGGCGGAGCGCCGTGCAGCGACAAGGACGCGGCAGCGTGCCTCGCGCAGAACCATCCCAAGTCCGGTCAGGTCCCGACTGCGTGGGGCCAGAAGGATCAGAACGACTCCGGGCAGAAGTTCACCGGGCGGTAACGCGTCATGGCCGCGCAGCACAACAGCGGCTACTTCGGGAAGCCTCGTAAGGCAGGCGGCAAATACACCGGGCCTTCGGGGAAGAAATTTGATCTTGCTCAGGTGCAGATGTTTTACGCGCACGGCGGCAAGTTCCCGGGACAGTCAGCGAAGTCGGTTCGCTCCGGGTGGCGCGAAGCCGCGCATCAACGCGGGGTTCACCACGCAACAGCGGGGAAGTCACTATGACAATCGTCGGCATCATCATCTTCATAATCATCATCTGTTATTTGTTTCCGTGAGCGATAAGCCGCGTCCGGCACCGCCGGTCGTTGTCATACCGGCGAGCGTTCGCGAGCCGAAACCAACTCCTATCAAGCTCCCGCGTAAACCCACCTAATACTCCGGTTGCCATGGTTAATGCTTTGCGGTAAGGTCCACCATGGGCCAAGCCCCGAAGTCGCCGCGTTGCGGCTGAAACGATTTCCTTTTTGGGAGGATACCATGGCAGTACAAGGCAGCGGACTCGGTGACGGCCCGGACCCGAAGATGGTCGGTCAACAGGGCAACTACGACGCCCGCAAGGGTGCACCCAAGAAGCCCCAAACCTCTTTCCCCGTCAAGGACACGATGAAGGATCAGAACGCGCCGTCCGGGGTGACGAGCGCGATTTCGCCCATTCATCCGGGCGTCGGCCCGGACGCGTCGGCGAAGGACGTGCTCGACCCGGAGAGCCCGGCGCAGCGCGGCAAGGTCCTCAAGCGCCAGTCGGGTGTTCTTCAAGCCTCGTGGGGCATGAAGGGTGATCCCGAGCGCGGCTCCCTCAACTCGGACTTGAGCGGCAAGGTGCTCGGCGAAGCCATCCTCTCGGGCTCGACGAAGCTCCCGTCCGCCGTGAAGTCGGCGAGCGGCCCGGGTCCGGCGTACACGGGCAAGGACCCGAACTAATTGCGCGCCTTTCACGGGGCGCGTCAAGGCACACGGTCGGCAGTAGCAAACCAAGCGCCCGGTTTTGTTGATCCGGCCAAGGTAGCTAAGACTCCGGCTTCGCAAGGTGCCGAAACGAAAACCGCTGTCGGCTTCGATAAGGTCAATCCTGTCGAAGCCGCAGCCACGATGCACAACGATCTTTCCGACAACGCGAAGCAGGTTGCGGACGGATCGAAGAACGTCCCCATCCATCCCGCGCAGGTCCCCACCGAAGGATCAGACACTCAAGAAACAGAAGGTGACGGATCGGTGCGCGACCCGAGCGGGAAGGGGTTTGGGACATGAGACGCAAGGTGAAGCAGAATGGAACGGGATATTCAGGCCCAAGCTCCACACGTCCGACACAACCGCAAGAGTCGGACGTTGCAAACGAAGGCGGCACTGCGCCGGGCGGTACGGTCGCGTTCATGGGCGCGGCATCCCAATGGAGCACGTCCAATGCGGCATCGCGTAACAATTTTCCAACGGGCTCGCCCAACATCGACCCCGTGACCGCCGCGAAGATGCAACACGTCGGCTTGGCCGACGAGTCGCCCGCCGAGAAGGGCGACGTACCAGTTCATCCGGGAATTATGCCCGGGAAGTTTCGGACGGCCGCCGACGCAAATCCAAACGCGCCGGATGGCGAGGTGCCCGCCGCGCACTCGACGGGTATCAACAAGATCAGGAACGATCCCACGGCCAACGACGGTCGCGGGTTTCGAGGTGAGAGCCCCGAGGTTCTCAAGAATTCGCGCGGAGCGTATCGCAGATGACACAGGTCCTCGCAGTGTGGGGAGTGTTTCTAACCGGCGCGCTCTTTCTGCGCTACCGCAGGCGCGTCATCCGTGAAGTCGTGATGGCGTATCGCCACTGCGGCGAAGTCGGGTGGGGATATCACCGCGCCTCGTATTGGGGCGAGACGAAGGACGGAGAGTGACATGGCAGACGATGTTGTCGGCTCAAAGTTGCCCGCGAATAACGGGTACGGGCAGAACGGCTTTCCGGGTCCGTCGAGTGACGAGCCGGGCAAGAACACGACTTCGGGTTTCCTCCCGGGCATCACCGATGCAGACTTGTCGTCGGCGCTCGACCGCGTGAACCCGAAGGATCGCGACACCGTGCGCGACCGTTCGGGCAAGGGCAATCCGGCCTCCCCCAAGGACTTCAAGCAGCCCAAGTTCGCTGCGCCGCAGACGCGGACGGTCTCGGACGAGTCCTATCCGCTCAGCTTCGGCATGGATCAACGCACCTCGCGTAAGAGCTAACGGGGGTGCTCTTGAGAGCACCTTAAGCCACTTAACGATGCCTCAAGGCAACATTAGAGGACTTAACGATGGCCTTCGCTCCGAACCCGAACCCGAACACCGCACCTCCGGCTCCCCCGGCTCCGGCCCCGCAGGGTAAGACCCTCGCGGACGTATCCGCGCAGGGCACGACTCAGGGCGCGCCGGTCGCGCAGATCACCAAGGGGCCGCCCGCGCCAGCGGGCGGACCAGTCCCGGCTCGGCCGGTCGTCGCCGCGCACGGCGGCGCGCCGTCAGTCGGCACGCACCCGCCCGCGTCGCCTAACGCGCAAGGCAATCCGACCTACGGGATGGGCAATGGCTAATACACGAGGCGGACATGCGTCAGCCGGTCATTTGCGTTCACGCGTTGAACGGTCGGACGATGTTTGTTCGGCTCGGCGAGGATAACATTCTGTGGTCGAAGAAGCCGTTGGTCGCGGTGATCCGGGGCCAGCGGTACGAGATAAAGGAAAATCGCAAGGAAGTTGAGAAAATCATCCGGGAGGCGTGATGACACGCACTCAGATGAAATGCCCGCGCGGATGGCCGCGCACGTCGGAATGGTCCGGCGCGTTGAGAACGGAGACTTGTCATGGGACAAGATGAGCAGCCGCCCATCAATGGCGGCGACAAGAAGCCAATTCCCGGACGCGAGCTATCGCGTAACCGCGCTTCCTACATCACCGAGACGCCTCGCGGCGGCGTGGTGGGGAAGAAGAACAACCCCGAACGTCTCACCAAATTTCTCGACCGGCTCGTCCAATTCCCGGAAGTCACCAAGGCGTGTCTGTTCGTCGGCATGAGCTACACGACTCTGCGCTACTACCTCGCCAAGAGCGAGACCGGCGCGCCCGGCGACGGCTTCGACCTGACCTACGGCGAGGAGACAAAGCGATTTCACCTCCACTATGCCGACGCGCTCGACGCGGGCATTCAGATGGTGGAGGACGCGTACACGCAGCGCGCTCTCAAGGGCTACTACGAAGTCCTCTCCGACAAGGGTCGCGTGATCTATCAGATTGATCCCGAGCTTGCGGGCTTGGGCTTCACCGGGCCGGATGCCTATCTTCTCGACGAAGACGGCAAGCCGATCCCCGAGCGCATTCAGCACCAAGACCCCGAAGTCATGCTCGCAGTTCTGCGCGCGTTCCGTCGTGATCGTTGGGGCTCGAAGGAAACGCTCGATGTCAGTGTGCGCGGCGGCGTCATGGTCGTCGGCGTGCGCGCAAAGAGTTCGGAGCTAAACGAGCAGAGCGAAGCGAAGGCGTTGTCCGAGCCGCTCGACGTTGAATTCCGCGAAGTCGAGGAGGAATAAATGTTTCTCCCCGAGGAAGACCGCTCGCCGCAAGTCCCCCGCCAGATCATCAAGGCATTCGTGAAAGACGGTAACGAGTATTTCCCGATTGTCCTTGATGATTATGGCCGCGAGAAGCAGGTCGTGTGGGCTCCGCTTCCATGGTCACAGCAATACTTTCTCAGCGCCCCGGAGTTCGAGGCGCTGTACGAAGGAACGCGCGGCCCGGGCAAGACGCTCGCGCTCTTGATGGATTTCTGTCAAGAAGTCGGCAAGGGCTACGGCGCTGAATGGAAGGGCATGATCATTCGGCGCACGTACCCCGAACTGGCGAACATCATCACGGAAAGTAAAAAGTGGATCAGGCGCATGTGGCCTGACGCGTTCTACAACGAGATTAAATACTTCTGGCAATTCCCCACGGGTGAACTTCTCTATTTCCGGCCGGTCGCGACCGTCGATGACTCGGACTCGCACCTCGGCACCAACTACACATGGCTCGGGTGGGAGGAGTTGACGCTGTGGCCCGACGACAAGGCGTTCAAGCGAATGCAAGCCGTCGTTCGATCCACGTTGAAAGGAATTCCTCTGCGCGTGCGCGCGACGACAAACTCCTACGGCAAGGGGCACAATTGGGTGCAGGCGCGCTACGGCCTGATCAATTGGCCCATCAAGGTCGGCGAGGACCCGAAGGCGACGCACCCGTGTCTCAAGGATATTTGGAAGATCATGGGGCCGCTCATCACCGGGACGGTCGATGAGAACGGCATCCCCGAGCGCCCGCGCCGCGCGTATCACGGATCGCTGCGCGAGAACATCATCCTGTTGCGCGTGCAGCCGCAGTACATCAATCAGCTTTACACGTCGGCTCGTAACCAAGCCGAGCTTGACTCGTGGCTCTACGGATTGTGGGACATCACCGCAGGCGGCATGTTCGACGATATTTGGGCCACGCACCGCAAGTGCATTGTGGTCGGCGATTTCGAGGTGCCGCTGAATTGGAATATATATCGCGCATATGACCATGGCTCGACGAAGCCGTGGTCGTGCGGTTGGTACGCTGTGAGCAACGGCGAAGACTTGACGTTCAATGACGGCACGGTCATGTCTACGATGAAGGGCGACTATTTCCGTTGCGGTGAGATTTACGGCAACCTGAAAAACTCGTCGGACCCGAATACTGGCCGCCGTCAGCTTATCCCGGACATCAAGAAAGAAATCATCGAATACGAGCTTGCACGCGGCTGGCGCGATCCAAACACCGGCAAGTCGCGCGTTCGGCGCGGACCCGCCGATACGAGCATCTTCGCCGAGGAGGATGGTCGGCCGTCTGTAGCGAGCGACTTCGAGACGCCCGTCACCATCAACGGCCATCGCTGGCGCGGCATCATTTGGGAGCGCGCTGACAAGCGCCCCGGTTCCCGCGAACAAGGATGGGAGCAAGCGCGCAAGCGGCTTAAGGCCACCAAGCGACCGCCGGGCGGCGTGCGCGAGGAGAAGGGCCTTTTCATTGTCGGCGAGCGTTGCCCGCACTGGATACGGACTGTCCCGTCTCTGCCTCGCGACGACGGCGGCGGCGGTCGAGTAGCTCACCTTGACGACGTTGACACCGACTCGGAAGACCACATCGGCGACGAAATGCGGTACATGCTGCGCTACGATGTGGGAACGATGAAATCGTACCGTGTTTGATAGGGTTGCGCCCGGCCTCGAAACGTGGTTAATAGGCCGCCGCCGCGTCCCCCCGGAGAGACGACCATGGCTATTGATGACAAGCACCCGGAATACGTCGCCAAGGTGGGCGAGTGGATACAGATGGCGGACACCTATTCGGGTGAGCGCGCGGTCAAGCGCAAGCGTCTCGACTACCTGCCCCCGTCCGAAGCCATGATCCAAGACGGCATGGTCACGCCGACATCCCCGGGTTGGAAGGACTACGAAGCCTATCTGACCCGCGCGTATTTCCACGACGTTGTTCGCGACGCCGTGAAGGCCATGCTCGGCATCATGCACATGAAGCCCGCTGTCATCAAGTTGCCCGGTCGGCTCGCGCCGATGGTGGACAAGGCGACGATCCAAGGCGAAGGCTTGCAGATGCTTTTGCGCCGGATCAACGAAGCACAACTCGTCAAGGGCCGCTGTGGATTGCTGGTCGATGCACCGACCGGCGTGGACCCGTACAAGACGATGCCATACATCGCGTTCTATGATCCCGAGCGCCTGATCAATTGGGACTCGGGTCGGCGCGACGAGGGTCGCAACATTCTCGATCTTGTCGTGCTCGACGAGTCGGGCTTTCAGCGTGAAGGCTTCACATGGGTTGCGGAGCGCAAGCATCGCATCCTGACGCGCGGCACGCCGGAGAGCTTGGAAAGCGGTTGGACGCGTCCGCCGCTCAACGCGCCGTATCAGGTGTGCGTCAAGGTCAACGATATGTCGATGCCGATCCCGGACGATTTCATTATGCCGTCCATCGGCGGTCGCACCATGCCGGAAATCCCGTTCGTATTCGTCGGCGCAAACGATCTTGTGCCCGAGCCGGACGAAGCACCACTCCTCGGCTTGAGCAATCTTTCGCTCTGCATTTATCGCGGCGAAGCGGACTACCGCTCGACGCTCCACTATCAGGGCCAGCAAACTCTCGTCATCATCGGCGGCAACGTGTCGGACGTTGACGAAAACCAACAGCTTCGCATCGGCAACAAGGGCGTCATCGACTTGCGCATTGGCGGCGACGCGAAGTACATCGGTATCAGTTCGGCGGGTCTCAGCGAAATGCGCGAGTCCCTTAAGACTGACCAAGAAGTCGCCGCAGGTTTCGGCGTTCAATTCATGGATGTCGGCAGCGCACGCGGCGCTTCGGGCGAGGCGCTGCGCATTCGCGTGGCCGCGCGCACGACCACCATCCAACAAATCGCTGTCGC